ATACACGCTCGAGCGGCCACAGGACCCTCGATTCCCTTCTCGAAGAGATCGAACCGGAACGGGAACTCGCCGCCAGTCGCGGTGGCGACATAGATCGCGTCATCCATGTAGATGCCGACGCGCCGGTTGCCGATCGACTCCATCGCCACGATGTCGCCGTTGGCGTCGAGGAGGTACTGCTGTTGGACCGTACCGTTGTACCCGCTATCGGGGTTCCGATACTCGGACACGTCGACGGACTGCGCCGAGGGGCTTGCGCCGCCGATGATGTTGCCCAAGAGCACACGGTTGAAAGCGACCGCCATACACGCGCACTCTGGCGGTGTTCCACCGACATCCTCGATCGTTGCGGTGACGCCGTCCCACTTCTTCGGCTCGTCGATGCCGTTGGTGAACAGCACTACGCGCTCGCCGCCGTAATTCATGGTGCGGATCGCCAGCGGCGATGACGTGGTGCCGGTCAGCGGCGTCCCGCCGGTCTTGTCGTCCCACTGTTCGGTGCTCTTGTTCCAGTGGTAGAACCCTGCCGTCGTCACCATTACGATCCGGCCATTCTCGTCGTCGTGGTCGTACTGGAAGAGCGCGAGCGGGACCTCGCTCACAGTGTCGGTGCCGGTCTTTGTCAGTCCCGGCCTGGTGATGAGTCGCCGGTCGCGGCGAATCCAATTGAGCGCATCCCGAGCCTCACCTTCGGACAGGTCGAAGTAATCACGATCGCGCCGCACCCCTTCAGAGCACGGCAGGATCATCGACGACGGTGAGGTGTTTGGGCTCATCGGATGCGTTCCACGACCATGTTGAAGTTGGTCAGCGAGTAGCTCTGCTCGGACGCGAGCAACCATTCGATGTAATCGTCCTCGTCCAGCTCGGCGTAATACTCGTTGGCGAAAGAGAGTTGCGGATCGCTCGAGCCAAGCTCCCAGTAATTCGATCGGCCCGACTCATAAATGTTCGAGCCGTTCACCTTGAAGGCCGAGTACGAGTACCCATTGAGCGTTTGGCCGCTGACGTTCGCGTAGGCATACGCGGTGATTCGGTAGTAGCCGTCCTCGGGAACCGTAACCCTGGTCGGATAGGTCCCGACCACGAACATATCGGAAACATCCTCGACAACCGCCGTCTCCCACGTCACGATGACCGACGCGGATGTGACGCTTTGCGGGGAGTCTCGATTCACATGGCAGATACACCCGATCGGCAGCCGACCGTGAAACTCCCACGTAGCGGAATCCTCGGACCCGTTGTTGTAGTACAGGTTGAGGTTTCCGTCGATCGCCTGGATGAGCCACTCTTTGCTGTTGGTGATGTCACGCAGACGAACGCCGTTCGAGCCAGGCGTGGAGTTGCCCCGGCAGCGTACCGGCAGACCGAACTGACACTTCGCGGTCATGCCGAGGCCTACGGAGATCGTCGAGGCGAATGGGATGCCCGTGATGAGCTTTATCGCCGCCTCGAGGTTGTTGATGTCAGGCCCCCCGGACACGGCCATCGCGCTATTCCAGCGGGCGGCAAGCAGTTGGTCAGCGGCTCCCATCTCATTCCTCCTCGTAAACAGGTGTGATCGTGCCCGGCGTGTTTGAAACGACACGGCCAGGCGGTGTTTTCGCGGTACGGTAGAGCACTCGAGCGTTCTCGATCGCATCCGCGGCGCGGTTCTTCCATTCGTTGTGCTTGGTTTCCGGCACGGTTTGGTGCTCGCCCGACGTGACGAGCGTTTGCCACATGATCGTTTCCCACAGCTCGTCGAGCATGTCGTCGGTGGCACCAAGGCCGAGATCATCGGGGAGCTTGTGGCCGGCCCGGTAGATGGTGATGATTTCGCTCGGGATGAGTCCGAGAAGCATCTGATTGCCCCACTGAACTGCGCCGGTCACGGTGCCCTCGAGGGTTCGGTCAGGGAATCGCTTGTAGAAGCGTTTGATGTTGCTGTACCACTCGAGCGCCTTCCGGTTGTCGTCGTCGTCGATGTAGTAGAGGTCGGAGAAGGACATCCACCCGGTTGGAAGATCGTAGGCCCTGGTGCTGGCGACGGTGTTCATCGAGTCCTCGAACTCGGAGAACCGCAGCTTCGGCCCCCGGCAGATCGTTCGTCGCGCCATGTTGATCCAGAGGAGCGCCTCGGCGTTCGTGATCGCGTCCTCGTTATCCGGGTCGGAGATGCCGTGCCATCCCTTGATGTAGCCGATCAGGGTGGTGGTGTCCATCGTTTACTCCTCGGTCGATTCCTGGCCGTGGAAATAGTTGTAGACGTGCGCCCGGAGGTGCTTGGCCGACGCCATGACCGCCGTGGTGTTGGGGATCTTGAATTTCCTGGCGATCTTCATAAGGTCGTCATGCTTCATGCGGTGGATCTCGGTCTTGCCTGGTGCGTCCGGTGGTGCATCCGGGCTTTTCGGTGGCGGTGCGCTCGCCAGCGGCTCGAGCTTCGCCTCGACGAGATCGGCCACCTCTGCGGGCGGCAGGCTCGTGTCGATCTCCATTTCCTCGAGGATCGCGTCGATGTCGGCTCCCTTGTCGAACCCTGCGCCCAACATGGCGAACCGGATGCGCTGCTCGGGCGTGAGCTTGTTCGGGTCGGGTTGCTCGTCGACGACAGCTTCGGAGGCCTCCTGGTCGCCCTCTTTCGCAGCGAGCCGCACCTCGCCCTCGAGCGGGTTCACATGGACAGGCCGGATCGCGGCCTTTTTGTCGGCCTCGAGCGCGTCCAGATGCTCCTGCATCGTCGGAGGCGGTGGTGCGACCTCTTCACGGGATTCGGCCTCGGCGGCCAGGTGGATGATGACCCCGAACTTCTCCGAGGCTTCGATCCCGGCCTGTTTCTCTTCGTCGTCGGTGATGAACAGGCCGTTCTGGAATTGCTTCTTCCCGCCGTGCCCGAACATATTCAGCTTCGGCCTGGTCGGGCACTCGTATCGTTTCCACATGAGTCGCTCCTTTCGGGTAAAGGAGGCCGGGGGCCGAAGCCCCCGACCACAGTTGAAAGATTAGGCCGAGAAGCCCGAGAAGTTTTCCCACACAGCATGGGTTTCCTCGAGGTCCCATTCCCATCCACCCTCACCGAGATACTCGGAAACCTCGCCGTCCCGGCCGTCCTTGACGGCGTTCGGGATGAGCTTGGTGTCAGAGTCGCGGAGAGGCCGGTAGCGAACGTTCTTGGTATCGACGATCAGCGCCCAATCCGAGTAGTCCTCGGAATCGGTGAGAAGCTCGTGCTGCTTCACCATCAGGGTGCCAAACGGCGAGAGAATCCGCATCACGTTCATGCCCCACATCTTCGTGTTGGCATCGACCTGGAACGAGCTGTTCGACAGGACGAAGTGCATGAGAGTGAGCAACGCCTGGTCGCCCATCAGACACAGCTTCGTGTTCGATCCGTACCGCATGGCGATACGCAGCGCATCCAGGAAGTCCAGGAGATCGAAGCTCCCGCCGAAGTCGGTGCCGCTCGTGGTGCAGAAGTGAAGCATCCCGCCCGTGGTTCGTTCCGGCAGACCATCGGAGCCGGTTCCCTCGTAGGGGACGCCCCAAATGCCCGCGCTCTCGATGTCGATCATGTGATCCTCGAGGGCATCGTGGAGCATTTCCTTGGTCGGGCCTTCCTTCGCATACCGCAGAGAGGTTTTCTTCGCGGTACGGGACAGGCTGATGACGTTGCGGAAAATCTCGGTGTAGTTTTCCACCCACGTCGGGGTCCGGTAGTTGCCTCGCGGCGGGGTCGCGTTCTCCTCGTGCCGGGTGGTCACGAGAATCCAGTTGTCCGCAGCGTTCACGGCCGCCGACGTGCTGCCGACGTTGGAACCGCGAATCACGGAGAGATCGGTGTAGGGCGATACCGGATCGGCGTCGACCCATACAACCTCTTGGGTGCGGGTGTTGCGGAGCACATGACCGGCCCGCAGCGGTTTCAGCGGCGTGGTGCCGGTGAATACGATCGTGGTAGCGGACGAGGTGGCGGCGGCAGAGGCGAACACCATCTGCCGGATGCCTTTCTCGCCCCAATGGAAGTTGGGCGCATCCGTCTCCTCGGTTTTCGCCAGGCCCATGAGCATGGTGAGAACCGCTTTCGCGTTCGGTCGGAGACGGAGAAGCGTGGTGCGCCAATTCTCGGGATAGTCGTCTGCCGACCAATCCCCGGTCCCTACGATTCCGGGAAGAACTGACATTGTTCGACTCCTCTCGGTTCAGAGAGGATCTACAGGCTACTCGAGGAGTTTTCGCATCATGTCCTTCTGCGGGTCGCCAGTCGATTGAGTGTTCGGTGGTTGGACTGGAGCTCCAGATCCACCTGACGCGCCCCTGGAGCGGCGTAGGCTGCCTTCCTTGCGCTTTCGCTGAGTCTCGCTCGCCTTCCGTTCCAGAGCCGTGAACATATCGTTGTTGAAGGCCCGCCACTGGCCCGCCAGGAAATCTTCCTCGAAGATTCTCGACGGGTCGATGTTCAGTTCTCTCAAATGCCCATAGAATCGCTCTCGGTTCTTTGGATCATTGAGAGGCTCGAACCCTTGCCCGCGTTCTGCCACCGCGTCGAGGGTGGTGTTGAGCTTGGTAAAGAACGCCTCCATCTCAGCCTCTTCACGCGCCCGGTCGGTGTTCTTGGCTACCTCCTCGAGCTTCGCCAGGGCCGGAACCCCAACGAACTCGATCAGCGCCATCGTCGTCGCCAAACGCGGAAACGCTTCGGCCAGCTCGCCATCCTCGCCGTAGTAGCCGACCTTTTTCAGCTCTTCGACGAGTGGTGCGAACTTCTCGAGGTACTCAGGCTCGGTGAGCTTGGCGATGTCAGCCACGCTTTCCTGCTGAGTCTCTGGCGGTCTTTCGGGGAGCGTTGTCCCATCGGCCGGCTCCGCGGCAATCCCGGCGTTCGCCATCTGCTCGTATGCCCGCTCCAGGGCTTTCGCCTGGTTCGGGTACTTCGCTGCGGTGATCCGCATGGCCTCGAGCGCCTCGTAAAGCTCTGGAGTAACCTCTTGGGAGAATCGCTGTCCCTTGTGCTCGAACTCGAACGTTCTGCTTTCGGGTTCGTCGCCTCCCGGCTTCTCGGCCGGTTCGTCGGTCGGCTCGGCGTCACTCGGGGGAGGGGTCGGCTCATCTGGCTCCGCGTCCTCTGCCTTCGACTCACCGGGGTCGGTGTCGGCCTCATCGGCATCGGGCGCAGGAGCGTCATCGACAAGCTCCCGCATCATCTCGAGCTGTTCCTCATCCGTTTCGACGATGGTTTCTCCAGAGCTGTCAGACGGGTCTATCGTCGTCTGCACCTCTGGCTCGGCGTCCGTCTGCTGGCTCGGAGCTTCGGCAGCGTCGCCTGGTTTTTCTTCGTCAGTCATCGGGTTGACCTTTCACTGGTGACTCCGGGGATCGCACCCGGTAGGCCGAACGCCCTTACCGCCCGGATAGCCACAACGGTTCCTGCGGCGGCAGCGATAGGGTTCATTGGAGTGGTCTGCCTGTCTCGTCGAAGAACTTCGCCAGCTCATCGACGGCGTCCTGGTCGCCCTTCTCGGCGGCCTTGATTGATTTCAGAATGTCCTGCTCTCGCTCTTTCAGCTTCTCGAACTCCTCGATCGTCGCTTGCGGTGACACCAGCTCGAGCGCGATCGTGTGCGCTTTCGCCAGATGCCAGATCGCACCATGCGGTCCCATGTTGCTGTGATAGGCGAGCACCTGGTCGACGAGGGCCTGAACCTTCGGGGACAGCTCGGGGCCGCCAGCGGCCTCTCGCGCCTCGTCGTACTTCGGTTGCAACGCTTTGATCTTGTCCCGCGTCCGCTCGAGGGTCTTTTCGGCCATCTCCTTGATGCGGGCCTCTGCAATGCTCATTGCTTCTGCGTCGGGCACTCTCAACCTCCTATCGGGACGATGTCTCCTGCCTGGACGCCTTGGGCGATCGCCTCGTCCGGCATCACACCAGGCGGTTGCTGCTGGATGACCTCGAGGAGATCATCGACGTTGTGGAACCCAAGGTTCTTGGCCCACATCTTGAGCGCCTGGTGGTAGTTGAACTGGACGACCGAGCCATCAGCGAGCGGCATTTGACCGTTGAGCTGTGGGATCGGTCCCACAACGGAAAGAAGCCTCTCCACCGAATCGGCCTGGCGGGCCGGGTCCGGTGGTGAGCTGCCGTCGATCGGCACGTAGTCGTAATTCCCCCAAATGTCGTCGCGTCGGATCTGCGCGATCTCGCTGCCGAACTCCTTCTGGTAGTCACCGACGACACGAACGTAACGGTCCATCGTGAGGTACTGCTGGAGGTTGGCGATCAGCATTTCGACGAGAGGCGCGATCGCCTGTTCGTCGAGCACCTTCGCAGTCGCGGCCACCCGCGCCGAGCTGGATGCCATGATCGCGTTGACCTCTCCGAGCGTTCGTTTGTCCTCGGTCGGCATCCCCTGTTGGGGATCGTTGGCCGCCAGGAGGCGCATACCGAACTCGTAAATCCACTGTGCGCTCTCGAGGTGGCCCCTGGTAGCGTCCGGCCAGAGGAGCTGCTGGAAGGCCGAGCCGAGGTTCATCTGGTTGTTAAGGACCCGCTGCGCCACCTCGTCAGTCACTCTGATGTGACCGCCAGGCGTCGGATAGAGAATGTCCTCGATCATCACGAGGTCCTCGTGAACCAGGCCCGCGTTGTGGAGAGCTTTGTTCAGGTGCTCGGAGTAGGTGGCGTAGTTGAAGTCGATGATGCGCTGGACGCCGTCTGCCAGCTCGGCCGATCCGGGGTTGTAGACGGTGTGTTGGTCCGGCTGAGACTCGCCGCAGACGTAAGGCATTTTGCCGTGGTCGTGATCCAGCTCCCACGCGCCGATGATGACGGCCTCGTTCGCCACGACGAACTGCCAGAGCGTCGCCTCCTCGGATGTGTCGATGCTGTGGTCCTTCGGGATGCACCGCCAGGTGAGCCAGTCGAGCTTGAAAGAACCGGGATCGCCAGCGAAGAGACGGGTGTGCGTTCGATCGGCCGGCTTCTCGTTGACGCTGGCCTCGCCCTCGGCCGCCTTGCCCTCTGCGATCGTCTTGGCTTGCTGGAGGTTGAAGAACAGGCCGCCGCCTGGCGCTTCGCGCCGCATCGACCACAGGTACGTCCACACGTCGTAGTCGGTATGGCCGCAGAACTCCATCTTGTCGGGGTTCCAGACCTTCGCTCGAGGGTCGGTAATCATCAGGGTCGGGTCGATGCACCGAACCAGGTTGTACTCGCGTTTCAGGCCGAACTCTTTGGTTGCCTCGAACAGCTCGGGCTTCGCCATCTGTGCTCGAGGAAAGAAGAGCCGGGCGGCCTCTGGCTCGAACCCCTGCTCTGCCATGTACTCCACGAAGCCCTCTTCGCCCTTGAATACCGGGGCCTGGAGCTTGTGGCCGAACTCACGCTCCCACGCGCTGTAGAACCACCCCTGGCCGTAACGGTCGGCATCTCGGAAGAACGTGTTCGATCCGACCAGGAACCTCGAGGCGCGGAGATCGTACTCGATGTTCATTTCGGTCGCGTGAGCGGAGCGCACGTCCGAGCCTTCGGTGGGGCTGAGTTGGATCATGGGGTTGCGGGCACCTATGATCGAAAGGAACTGCGCTCGCCGCACGTCGAGCATCGCCGCCGTCACCGGAACAACGATCGCTCGATCGAAGGGCATCTCGACCTGGTTGGCCGACCTGGTCCCATCGGCCAACTTCGCCATCGCCTTCAGGTCGATGAACCCTCGCAGTCGTTTGTCGATCTCTGCCCACACCGATTTCCTCGTGGCGAGGAACTGGTCAGAGAGTCGACGCATTTCGTTGAGTTTGGTGAGAAGCTGACCGTGGAGGTCCGAACCGTAAGCAAGACGAACCGCTATGTCTTGGTCGAGGGCCTCGACTGACGTTGCGGCGGGCGGTTGCCCTTCAATTTCAGTCGCCAATGGGAATCTCCCTCGATCCGAGAATACCACATGAATGACGTTGAGCGTCACACGTTGCCGCTGAACGTCACAAAAATGGCCGCCGTGGGCATGAATCCACGGCGACCTGCTCGAAGCCCCGGATAGAGGGCCGGAAGGAGCGCGATCAGCTTACCACGCTACTCGTTCCTGGCGATGCTGGCGTTCGCCCACATCACCGTCTCCTCGAGCTTTGTGAGCGCCAAACTGCGTTCCCTTGAGGGTGGACATGAGCGCGTGATCTGCTCCGCAAATCTCTTGGCGGTGTCCCGAATGTCGACGTACCTCTTCGGCTGACCGGCCTTCGGCGGGTAGTAGGTGAATCGTTTGTCGATGTCGAGCTGCTGTTCTGGCTCGATTCCATAGCTTCGGTCGCCTCCCTGAACGCTCTCGCCATTTCCTGCATTTCCCATTCTCCTCTCCTTTCACAGTCGTCCGAGTTTCTTTCCTTTGTGAAGGTCCGCTCTCTTCTGGCGCCCTCTCTCTCTCTTGCGTAGCAGCGCGGCGAGCTGCGACACAGGCCGACAGACTGCCATCATGTAGCCCAGGCCGCTCGAGGCGTGGGACAGAAGGTGTTTCGGATCTTCGATGTCGGTGACTTGCTTCTCTTTCTTTCCGCTGGCGTCGTAGATGACCTCGAGGAGATCCGCGATCGTGTAGTGACACTTCGCACGGTTGAGGACGAGGATCGGCTCGCCCTCGATGCCGGTGAGCGCGGCATTGATCGAATCCATGCGGAGCTTCGGCGGGGGATTCGACGGCGGGACGTGGAACGTCACCGATGACGGGTAGCCCGAGAACCCGATCCGCATGAGATCGTAGGCGCTTTCGTTCTCGGCCCCGTAGCCCGCATTGTTGCCGCTGGCGTCTCCGTACACCTCGACGCCGCCCGGATGGGCCGGGTACTCCATGCGGAAGGCCGCCACCATCTTTGGGATCGTCGCGTCCTCTCGGAGCCTGGCGATCTCATCGAAGCCGTAGAAACGCCCGTGGATCTGCTGTACGAGCGGCCACGCCTTGATCGCAACGTTGAAGTCGCAGCACAGCTTGATCGGCCTCATGGGGTCGTAGGGCGTCTCGTAGCGGGTGTTGACCTCCCACCGAAAGGCCGGATAACAGCGAACGCCGGACACCAGCTCCATGTTGATGTCCATTTCGCGTTCCCAATCGGTGCTCGTCTTGTGGGGGTTGTCTCCGAAGTAGATGCGCTTCTGCTCGGCCACCCACGCGGGCGTCGAGGCGTCGAACATCGTGTAGTGGACGGGCATGATGGCCCACCCTGCCGGGTGGTCGATGATGAACGATCGCTGGCCCTTCTCTCGAGGCCGGACCTTGTCCACCCACCTGGCGGTGCTCACTTGCGCCTCTTCTTCGTCGCCTTCGCCACCGCCGCGTTGGCTATGCGGATCGCAGCGCCTTCGTCGTGCTCCATGAGCGCACGGTTGGCCGTGTCGGCCCACAGCTCCCGGAGCCTCGAGGTGGTGGCCTTCTTCGTGTGCTTCTTCGCATCACCTGGCGACCAGGGCATGACTCACCTCCGTTTCCTCTTCGTTCGTCGGATCTGTTTGTTGACGGCGATGTTCGCCAGGCCGATCGCCATGTCCTCGTTGAAGCCCTGACTGACTCTCTTGTTTGCTTCTCGTGCCCAAAACTCTTTGAGCTTCGTCGTCTCCGCGGCGGGCGTGTGTTTGCAGGCGTCGGCCGGTTGGAATTTCACAGCTTCACTCCGCATTGGTGGCAGAATCGCGGCCTGGATCGCTCGAGGCCCATCGGCACGGTCGGACAGACCTGTTTCATTACGTCGCTCTCGCACAGCTCTTCGATCGGATTCTTGTGCGGGTGCTCCTCGTGCATGAGCGGGCCGGGGCCGTGAAGGGTGCCGAACGGCGTATCGACATCCCCTCGGATGTGAGCCTGGAGCCTGCGGGCGACCGTCTCGAGCTTCACCTGGTCGTTGTCGATGCTCTTCTGTATTCGGGTCACCTGGTCCGCGAGATCCATCCATAGACGTTGCTCGCTTGTCACCAGCTCGTGTAGCGCCTCAGCGTGGCTTCTGCTGCCGCTCTGCTCTCCATTCTTCCAGCTCTCGAGGTTGTCCACGCGCCGCTTGACCTCGTTGAAGCAGGTGTTGTCGGGCGTGTTCCCCTCGAGGCGTCGGACCTTTCTCTCGAAGCAACCGTGGGTCGCTGCGAGCCACCTACAGAGCTGCCTCACGGCCCTGGCAATCACGTTCGGGTTGACAGTGTCGCTCGTGTTCAGCGCAGCCTGGAGGGCGTTGCCGCAAGCCTCTGGCGTCATTTGGGTGGGGTCGTGCTTCGGTCGAGGTGATTCACTACACATGGGCACTCCTTTCTATCTGAAACCTCCGTGCTGGCTTTTGTACTCGGTCTTGGCTTGCTCGAGGGCCTTGCCGGGTTTCCAGCCCTGCGACACCAGGAATCGAGCCCTGCGGGCGATAGCGCGTCGTGCCAGCACCTTGACGGCGCGCTTGCACTCGGCCTCTGTCATCTCCTGTTTGATGAACTTCTTCGTTCCAGCCGTAGCGGCCAGGCTTTGCAGTCTCTTGAAGAGCTTCAATGCACACCATTCCTTTCGGCCAGGCCGAAGAGCACGATCGCGGCGGCCACCTCCTCGCGGTGCTCCGATAGCCTGGTGGTGAACTCGTCGAGCGCCGCCTGGCTGAGATCCTCGCTCCGGGCGTAGGTTTCCAGCTCGTCACCGCGCAGTTTGATCCAGATGCCGCGCTCGGTGGCCTCGTCGAGAAGCTCGACGGCCTCGGGGATGATGCGAGCGACGATCATGTGAACTTCGTGAACCCTACCTCTCTACACAGTGACGCGATCGCGCCCGAGGGGCCGTTGCTCGAGCTGGCGAGCACGATCTGAACATCCTTGTCCGGTTCCATGAGCGGCTTGGCTGCCGCCATCGCCTCGTGGGCGTGGGGTTGGAACTCCGACTCGTCGAGGAAGATCCTGGTGATGGTGTAGGTCCGCACCGCGTCACCGCCTTCTTTCACTCCCTGGATGGTGGACTGCGTGTGCTTGTACTTCATCCTGATCGTTTGGCCGCTCTGGCCCTTCCAGCTATCGAACGGTCGCCGTATCAGCGGCTCGGCCAGGTTCTCCTCAATGAATCGGCATCGCTCGTGAACGACGAACGCCGCCTTCTCGACGTTCAGCGATTGGATCATGTTCAGGTGGTGACTGCGATACCTGGCGTCCCACACCCAAAAGGCCGAGACGGTCCAGGTAATGAATCGTCGGCGGCTCTTCGGGAAGAGCAACAGCTTCTCGGTGTTCAGGGCGTGAACCACCTCGTCGACAATCTGCTCGTCCATCCAGGGCCGGATGCCACCGCTCGCCTCGTCCACGGTGCGGACCTGGTCGCGCATCCACCTGGCCGGGGAATGGCGATACACGAGGTCGAGACGCTCGAGGCGCTCGGTGATCTCGATGTAGTCCTTCTCTTCGATGCGCCGTTCGACGCCCATCACTCCTCGCGCTGCTCCCGCAGCCGGTCCAGGGCCTCGAGCACCTCCGCGGGCGTGGCCGACATGACATTGAGAAGTATCGGTGGAATCTTCGACGGGTCGAACGCCAGGGCCTCGTCCTCCCACAGCTTGAGACGCCGGCCAAGTAGCTCTCGCGCCTGGTGGGCGTCGTAGAGCTCCAGCTCGCGAGAGTCTTTCGTGTCCTTCACCTTCTTGATGAGATGCGAGATCCCAAGCTCCTTTGCCTTGCGGAGCATCCTCGGGACGTTCGGCTCCTCGTAAACCTCTGCGAAGTCGCCCATGTCGCTGGTCGCCACATCGAACTCTCGAGCGATGATCTGCTCGGTTCGCACCTCCATGTCCCTCATGCGCTCGTCGATGAGGGCGCGAACCTCAACATTCGCTAACAATCGGCTCCCTTCTACTTCCGGCTTCGCATATCCGGCCTGGCGGGCGGCCTGTGTTGCATTGAGGTATGAATTGCGAACCCTCCCATCCGTGAATCTTTCCGCGGTTCCCGAGAGGTACGCTTCGACGAAAGCGCGACGTTTTGCGGTGAGTGCCATGAGTCGATCATACACCCCGGACAGATTCAGAGTGGTTGCTTGCTTGCATTATTGCAACCACGGCATTACATTGGTTCCGAAAGGAGGTTCCGAAATGGCACACGGGAACCGAAAGCGAAAGGCGTCGGATGGTGTTCGGAGATCCAAATGCGAGGGCAAGATCAAGCTCAGGGAGTACCTCGAGGCCGAGGCGAAGTCGCTGGCTGCGACGGGCGTCCCTGTCCTTACGATCGTGCGGAAGCTCGACGAGCTGGCCCTCAAGTACCTCGAGGAATCGCAGGGGAGGCTCTGATGGCGACACCGCTGAAAGCTCCGGGCGATCGGATCATGGCGGCGGTCTGCGACTGCTGCGGCGCTCACGCGCATGAGTATCCGTTCGAGGTGTTCCAGGTCTGCGCTCGTTGCGGGCGCGGGACGTACTACGCGAAGCCGGTGACGGTGGCCGAACACCAGGCGATGCTGCCCTCGAGCATCGACCCGTTCACCGCGTTGCGCGAGGACGAGCCTGACGAGTTTGATCTCCCGTTCCTCGAGGACGGGTTCTACCAGGAGGGAGAGTCGTACTATGCTTGATGCTTCTGACTACACGCCCGAGCGCACCCGCGAGATCCACACCGCTGCCGCAGCCTCGAAGCTCGTCGGTCGCACCATCGTCGGGTTCGCCTACATGAAGGCGGTCGACACCGGCTTCTACCACGATGCGCCGATCCTCGAACTCGACAACGGCGATTTCCTGCTCATCCAGAGCGACGACGAAGGCAACGACGCGGGTTCGATCCGGCTCATCAGCGTGGCGGGACCAAACACATCCATGACGATCCCCCGGATCTGAATATCAACCGGACCCCTCGCCAATCGCGGCGGGGGGTTCTTTTTGCCTGAAAGGAGGTTCGATGCACTACGACGAGGATTTTGACCTGATCGACGGGGTTGGCTTTGCCGATCCTGGCGGCGAGTCGGCGCTGCGAGCGGAGACGCCCGACAACCCGCGGAACCTTCCCTGCCCGAACTGTGGTCGTCCCAACATGCTCACGCCGATCGACCGGCAGCGTGGCTACCAATGCGACATCTGCGCCCGCGAAACCGAGATGGGGTTCTGATGCGTAGCCCCGAGATGCTCGTCGGCGTCCTGGTGATGATCGCCACGTTCCTGCTCGTCCTGGTGGCCTCTCCCCACAGCTTCGCCCTCGCATGGGCCGAAGGGTGGATCGCGGCCATCATCTCTTTCATCGTGTACGGGTGCGTCCTGTGGCGCACCAAGGAAAGGAGGTATTGATGCCCAACCGTTACCGGCGTCCCACCGTGGGCGTCACCGTGCGTCTCGGCGTGGAGACGCGGGAGCTGCTCGACCAGGTCGCCAAGGCCAGGCGGCTCTCTCTCGCGGCCACGATCGAGCAACTCGTCATCGAGGAGTCGAACCGTCTCGGCCCACCGAAGAAGAAACGAGATCGCCAATGAATGATTTCCTGACGGTCCATTCACCTGGCGATGTCGTCATTACGTGCGAGAAGCACGGCTACTCGAAGCCCGGCCGCTGCCCGTGGTGCCGCGTCGACGAACTCGAGATCGAGAACAATCGACTCTCGAATCGCCTTCAACAATTCGTTCACCAGGCGAAGCTCCCTGGTTTCGACGATACCGCTCGAGGCTACGTCGGAACCCCTCACGCCAAGACATCGACGAGCGTAGATGGTGCGAAGCTGATTCGGCCTCGAGCTGATTCGATCCGTCGCCAGATATGGGAGCTGATGTACAGCGCGGGCGATCATGGCCTCACGCCGTTCGAGGCCGCCGCCGAACTCGGCCTCGCCACCAATACGGCCGGACCTCGCTTCCCGGAGCTGCGAGCGATGGGCAAGGCCATGAAAACAGACCTCACGCGAGAGACGTACAACGGCGGCCAATCGAGGGTCCATGTGGCGATCGGAGAGGGCTATGAGTAAATGCCGCCACTGTGACCAAATGCTGTTTTTCGCCACCATGCCGACCGGCAAGAAGCTCCCGTGCGAGGCCCCACCGATCAAGACCTGGACGAGCGGCGATGACACAGTCCTGGTCGTCAACGTCCACAACCAGGCGGTGCTGATTCCTGCGAACTCGCCCGTGAGAGTGTTCAAGGAACATTGGTCGAGCTGCCCTGGCGCGAACACAGAGAGGCGGCGGTGATGGATCATCTCCAGCTCATCGCGGATCGGCCCCTGGCATCAAAAGAACCTTGTGTCGTTTGTGGCCGCACCACGGAGGAACCGCTTGTCGAGTGGTTCGTCTCCACGGTCGACGGCTCTCTTACCTGTGCTACTTGCGCCCTGGCGCTCGAGCGAATCGAAACGGAGGTTTCTATGCGACGACAGACCATCATTCTCGCCGGTCCCTACAACCCGGCAACCCTCAACGCCCTGCTTCCCCTGGTGACGTATGCTTTCGATCGTCTCCTCGGCCACCTCGAGGGTGACGGCTCTCGGATGGTGACGCTGAAACAGGTTCAGACGATCGCTCGCGGCGTCTGCGTCGAGTACGGTGCGGAGCATCTCACCGACAACGTCATCTCGGCCGTGAACGCCTCGATCGACTCCATGCTCGGCGGGGCCGTGACCGACTCAGAGCCGGTAGGGAGCGGCGAGTGATGGAAGAGAACCCCACCGTCAAGGCCGGTTCTCGCTGCCATCGCTGCGGTACGCTCGTCCCTACCCTCTGGACCTACTGTGAACCCTGCCGCAAGGCTATCGCCGTCGAGGACCCTCACGAGGCCAGGGAAGAGCTGTCATGGCGATGGGAGATCGACGAGAACAGGAGGCGAAGCTGATGCTGACATTCATGGACGGCGCGAATCTGAACGGACACGTCGGCGCGATCTTCTTCGTGCGCGGCATCCCCAAGACCAAGGGATCGTTCCGCACCTTCAAAAGCGGTGGCGTCCGGCCCGACAACCCCGACTCGATCGAATGGCAGGAGCGCATCTCCCGCGAGGCGTCTGTGAACTGGCCGCCGCTCGAGCCGAGCAAGGGACCGATCGCCGTGAAATTCACGTTCTTCTTCAAGCGCCCGAAGTCGCACTACGGCACGGGCCGCAATGAAGGGACGCTCAAGAAGTCGGCCCCGCCGTACCCGATCTCGAAGGGCCGCAATGATCTGGACAAGCTCGTGCGCTGTGCCCTGGACGCCATGACCGAGATCGTCTACGAGGACGACGCCCAGGTGTGCAAGCTCGGGGAAACCGATAAGGTGTTCACCGACGACACTCAACCCCTCTCGGGGGTCCTCGTCGGGATCCGCACTCTCTAGCGTCGTATCGCCACCTGGAACATATCGTTAACCCCATCTGATGTGGAGCGGGACAAAAAGCCCCCCGGACCAGGCCGGGGGGTTTTTACTGTCTGAGAAGAGATCAACTCGGGTCGATGTACCCGATGAAGATTTCGGCGTCCAGCTCCGCGAAGTCGTCGGAGCCGAGCGTGTAGGCGATGGTGGTCGCCGCAGCGCAGACGTGGCCCTCGGGCACGTAGTCGCCACCGCTCTCGTCCACCTTCAACAGAGCGCCCACGGTCGCAGAGCCATCTGCCAGGGTCGGCAGGATGGTGCCAGTGGCGGCCACGGAGAGGCCGTCAATGAAGCCGTCCTCGTCGCCGCCGCTCACGCCCACGTCGATCGTCTTGGTGCCGCCCGTCGCCTCGGCGGTGTTCACCTTGACGAACGCGCCGATGATGATCGAGCCAGCGGGGATGATGAGCGTCGTGTCGTTCGACGTGGCAGCCGCCACGATCGGAGCGCGAACGCTTTTGTATACGGGGAAGAAAAGACCGGCGAGGTTTTTCTTCCACTCGCGGAATCCGGTGAGTTTCGGGTTCAGATCCATTTTGTCCCTCCAATGGACTGTTGGTTGACGTTCAGCTTCCGACGCCCGCTACCGTTGCGCCTCCTCTCACCCGCTGCGACCCATAGCAGCGGTGTACCCATTCGACGGCCATGTTCATTCGCATCAGGTCGTCGGGGTTTCGCTCCTGGTAGATGTGCGTTTGCCCGAAGTGAGCAAACCGGAAAATGCTGTGGAGCTCCATCGCCCACCAGTATGGGAGCGAGGGTTGCATCTGGATCTTGACCAGGCCCGCGCCGGGGAAGAACACGATCGGCCGGTGGTCGTCGTCGACGGGGCCGATAACGAGGTAAATCTTGTCGACCGGGATCGGCCTCGGCGGTTCCTCGAGCACATACACTTCGTTGAAGGCCGACCAGGCCACCAGGTAGATCGAGCGCAATCGGCCGGCCCACTCGTCCACCGTCGTCTGAGGCGTCTCTACGGTCGCGTGAACGCTCGGGAAGTTGGGCAGTCTCGTTACCGGGGGGTTGGGCTCGAGGCGCGTGAGGGCCTTCCTGCGTCGATGCTGGACCCACATATAGACCGTCCCTGCGACGATGGCTCCGAGACACGCCCACCCGAGCCAGTCGAGAGAGGCCGCAAGGGTCACGACACGAAATTCCTCAACGCGACGGCGAACTCCCGCGCCGTGCCTTCCGGGTTCGCCGTGCGCCAGTTGTCGAGCGCCGCTGTGACCTGGTCCTGGTGCTCGGCAGGAGTGACCGCGATGAGGCCGTCACGGACCTTGTCCCATACCTCCTCTTTGATCGGGTCGTCGGGCCGCATGTCCTTCATGGCGGCGGGCAGCGAGTCGTAGTCGTCCGGGTCGATGGTGTTGATGGCGTAGACCACGATCTGCGGGTGAGCTTCCACATCTGCAATGATCGTGTGATCGCAGTTATAGCCGGTGAGCTGATGCGGTGGGTACTTCGGCGGTACTGCACGAGAGTAGCCATGAACCGGCGGCTGAAGCCCTTCAGTTGTTACCGTCCGGGTCTGCTCTACGCCGGTAAACTTCTGACGCTGGAGGTCATTCCCCCTTCTGTAGAAGTCTACCGGATCGCCGTCAGCCCAGGCAGAGTATTCATGTGGAAACTCATCCATCGGCTCCAGGTCGTAGGTTGCGAAGATTGCGATTTCACAGAGCATCTTTCACCTCACAGTTTGAAGGGCATTTGCGGATCGTAGGGCCAAAACTCAGCAGACGGGATAGCTCCACCACTTCCCTCTAAGGTTGAAAGCTTCCATCCTGTCTCGGTGGTAAAACCGGCTGAGTTGCTAGATCCCTCAGAAGTGCCATTCACAAAAAATTCGACGGATGTTCCATTTACCATGAGCATGACATCATCACCGTCAGAAACCGTTCCGGATCCCATGCTAATCAAAAAGTTGGGAGCACCATCAACTATGTTGTAGACATAGGCCGCCCCCGACGAGGCTGTTTGCATCATCATGTAGTTGGTAGCATCCTGGATGCGGAAGAACATTCGCGTTCCCGATACGCTTACAGTCCCTGTTTGATGATCTCGCCAAACAATCACGCAGTCCGAAGGGCAATCTCCAATATCGTCGACTTGTGGGCAGATAGCGTGGTCAACCGCCACGCCGAGGGCAGGATAGGGGTGCGTCGTCAATTCGATGTCGTTGGTGGCGAGGTTGTGACTAACATTTCCTTGCGCGACATTATTGTTTCCATCGTTTGTTACTGTTCCGCTCACAGCTAAGATGTTGTTGTAATACAACGCAACCTCGGACCCTTCGGCCACTATCACAAAATCTATCCATGTGCCATCCAGCGCCGCTAGGTTGATCGAACCAACGGTTTGTAAGTCACCATCAACAATGTTTCTCAGATAGACATAGCCGTTTGACCACATTTCGGCATAGAACCGATTACTGCCGTCAGTGTACCGACCCTCGAAATATGTTTTCTGTCCAAGCTCCATTGTGTAGCCGAACCTCATCTCGAAGTCAGCCTCACAATCAAATTGAGTCGGACTCGCCGGAGTACTCTCCGAATCCGTCACCTCCGCGAAGTCCCGATCCCACTTCGAGGACAGGTCGAGGAGAGCGATGCGGCGGTAGCAATTCAGCAGGTTGTAGTTGCTGATCGCCGGAAATTGATTGACTCCGATCTCGGCGGCATCATGCGGGAGGCCAAACTTCCAACTCTTGCCGGTGTCGAAGTCGAGATAGTGATAGCCGTGCGTGTCACTCCTCTGCATCACGATGAAGGATCGTTGGGTATTACCCGCGAAATTATCAACCATGCTGTTGCCATAAGAATTATGGCAAATAACTGGAACCCCAAAACGGTAATTAGCACCAATGACGGCTCCGCTCGTCGCGTTGTCAAAGCCAACTCGATGAGTGGTGTTGCCTGCGCTGAAAGAGTCCAACGTGGCGAGCATGGCATCGGTGGCATCAATGTCGAGTGCAGAACCATCTGTATCGGTCCAGCTAATCCTCGGATCGTCGCTCGCCGGCGGCTCTGAAACAGCAAGTATCAGACCGTTCCCTTTTGGATTAGACTCGCAGATGATGACCGTTCCGTCGGTCACGTTGCTCTCGTAGTGTGCTCCTCCGGTTTGACCCTCGAGCCAGTCGTTCGTCGCCTCCCCACAAAACTCATCGTCGATGTAGACCTTGTGGCTGTCGTCGACAAACTCCAAGCGCACCCGATACCGTTCGGTATCGGTCAGGAAACCGGACGTCTTGGCTGTCAGGATCTTCTGAGGCGTGCCACCCTCTCGTTTGTAGAGCTCGACCTGGCCGCCCGTGCCGCAATAGAGGTAGTAGTGGTTGGAACCGTTTTGATAGCGATATTTCGGGGTGACGTACTTCCCTGTTTCGTAGGTGAAGTGACACTCGAGAAACCCGTTCGCGGGGCAATCAAAAGTCCGCGTGGTTTGTACGGGCGGGAGGTCTCCACCTCCCATGTCGCCGCACCAAATCGTTCCTTGAGTGTCTTTGCCCACATTGATCCGAGCACCCCCGTCCTTCGTCAGCCGCCAGTGGGGACGGTGGGCCATCATCGGGTAGTCGGTCTCTTGGCCGACCGGGCGGGGCTTCTCGTCGGGCTGGTCGCCGAGGATTACTTGGGCGTTGCGAAAATAGGTGTAGTCGCCAACGTCCGCGCTACCGGGTCCATTCACCACACGAATTTCCGTAGCCCAACCTTTAGCGTCTCCACCAATGCGTATTTTCGTCCATTCGGTTGTGGAAAGATTACTAACGTCCTGAACCCCGCCACCCCCTATCGAGCCGGGGCCACTAAGAACTTCGGCATCTCCGGCTTGATATGCGCCATCAATTTTGAGTCCAACCGATGTTGAATCCTCGGTGCCTTTCAAAACCTCCACAACATAGGAAATACGACCAGCCCATTCGGGAAACCAGTTATTCAGGTATTGCCAACACCATGAACTGGCCCCACCCGACTCAACCTTGAATTTCCCGCTGCCTTCGTCAGTCACGGTACAGTTGTTGTGCGTCCAGTAGCTCGTGTTTGTCCAGTCGTCAGCCGCCTTGAGCAGATTCTCGGAGCCGATCTGGTCGTAGTCGAACTCGTCGAGGAAGGTGGCATACTTCTCGATCCCCGGCCCACCGAGTAGGCCGCCGAGATGAAGAGCTGCCGCGGAGTGCCGCACTCTCGAGCTGCGTACCATGACAGCCCCCCTACGTGCGGATCGACATGGGCGTGATGACCTTCGCGCCGCTTTGGTTCACGGACGCGCCAGCGTCCGTTTCCGCATTGACGCGGACACGCCGTTGCCGCACCAGGGTTTCGAGGCCGTCCGCGACGCCGGCCGAAGCCGACACGCTGAACTTCACCTCGGTCCCGTCCACCGTCACGTCGTAGAAATCCGCGTCATCGTCATCGACGCTCATCGGATCTGCCGACGCCTGGAGTTGGAGTTTGGTGGTGGTGGCGGTCATGGTGGGTGCGATGCAACTGACGATGGCCTCGAGGCCGAACCAGATGGAGTTGCTCGCGCTCTCGCCGTCAGGAATAGTCCACTCGCTCATCGCTTGGTCCTCCTGGTGCTACGAGCATACCACACGAAAAAGCGGGGACCGCAGCCCCCGCCATTATCTCGTTCATTGAAGCAGAATCATCCTGCGAGCTGCGCCTCCCACAGAATCGGGTCCGGGTGGCGCATGGTCAACACTCGATCCGCGTCCTTTGGCGACATCAGGATGCCGTGCTCCCGGACCTGGTCGAACAGGTTGACCGTGAGCCTCACGTCCTCGAGGCAGTAGTCCACCACCGCGCCGATCTCGCCGCGCTGCCACTGGACAGGAGCGTGAGCGCCGTGGCCGGTCTTTTTCAGCCCGAGGTTGATCTCGGCGGTGGCGTCCAGGCCGTAGCCGCCGTGGGTTGCCGGTGCGAAGCTCGTCGGGTCGAGTCCCGCGGCCCGCCACATCTCGGCCAGGAGGTCGTAGCTCCAGGCGTCGATGTCGCGCCGGATCTCGATGCCGAGCGCGGCCCGGATCGTCTTGTTGTCGAACCCGATGTTGTTGAAGCCGACCAGGAACTCGCGCTCTTCCATGAGCGCGGCGAAGTCCTCGAAGTTGTCCCGCATGAACGTCCGGTAGCGGTTGGTGACGTAATCGAACGCGCAGATCACGCTGATTCCCATGTTCGCGTGGTCCCGCCACCCGTCACAGTATTCGATCCCCTCGAGCCGCTCCTCGTTGCGGCCCTGGATCGCCTTCTCGATCTCGATGTCATAAACGAGAGCATCCACGGAAAATCTCCTTTCGTCGTCGTCGTCGTCCTCTACGACTACTATGTAATTCCTTTAGGAATTACTAATAATATGTGTAGGACCCGCGAAAACGCCGCTTTTCCGCAGCGTTTCCACAGGTTTTCCACAGGGTTTTCCACAGGCCAGCCCGTTACACCTTCCGACAGACGTTGCAGACGTGGCCCTTCAGCCCGCCCTCGAATTTCACGAACGCCCAAAACGAGCGCAGATGCCCGCAACGAGCGCATTGCAGCATCCCCTGGTCGTCCGACTCTCGCACCGCGGGCTCGATGCCCTCGCCGGCGCAAAGCTCGCAAACACCACCGTCAGGGCCATCGCCGTAGCCCTTACAACCCGAACACTGTGGAAAATCCACCTCTGCGGGCTTCGGCTCCTCGGCGTCGTCGGTTTCTGCCTGGTTTTCTTCAGGGTTTGCGGGTGTCTCTTCGGGTTCCGAAATACACGGGTTCGTGGACGCATCATCCCACGTCGCAGTCTCAGGGGATTCTGAGGCGATTTCCGGGGGGACCCCTGCCGCGGCGTCCAAAGCCTTCTCGGCGTCCTCGTCGGTCGTCTCGTCGATCGGCAGTCGCCGCTGATAGCGAGCTTCGTCACGAGCGCGGAGCATCCCCTCGATGCTGTTCTCAATCTCCTTGATGCGCTCGTTGAACTCGGCGGTGGTCTGCTTCTTGTCCTCCTTGACGGCGAACAGCAAACGGCAGAGCCGCTCCAGCTCGTCTTGCCCGCCCGCCGCCTGGACGAACTCGCTCACTTTCTCGTCCACGGCAGCGAACTGCTCTTCTCGTTCCTCGTCCAGCTCGATCGTCGACGTGGTCGGCTCGATCGGCTCGAGGTCCTCCTCGGCGTCCTGGCTCTCGGTCTGCCAGGCCGGATGGTTTTCCTCGAGGTACGACGAGCTGCCGAAGGTCGAATACCTGGTGAGCACGTACACCTTTCGGGAGAGCTTCATGCGGGCATGGTGGAAGTAGCCGTAGAGTGGGTTGTACTCGCGCTCGGCCACCTCCTCGATCGTCGCCGGTTCGACGCCGATGTTATGGTCTCGAAATTCCTTCAACGGCCTGGTGTTGTATCCCGAGATCGCTACCACCTGGTCGTCCTCGTTGCGGTGAACGAGGGTCGGCACGAACGGACCCTCGTTGCGCTCGGAGCCTTCGCGGTCGATGAGGGTGACGTTGGTGATGTGATCGACCTTGCCCTCGTGCAGAGTGGCGATCGGCGTCACCATCTTCGCCAGGGCCTCGAGGCCGCCATCCTTGACCGGGTCCGGGCAGAGCCAGGTGGACGAATCGGCATCAGGGTCAGGCTCGAGCGCCGCCTGGACCTCCTCTTTCGTCGGCGGTCGCGGGTCCGGCTCCGTCCGCTCGAGCGCCACCTGGTAGTTGGAACAATTCAAGATGTCGCCGTGGAGCTCCGATGCACGATCGCCCAAATCGGGGTCGGCGGTGGCGATCGCAGAGATGATCTCCACCAGCTCCGGGGCCGGTATGCCGGTGTAGGGCCTCCACACCTGGCCGTTGGCGGTCGGCACGACCCCCACGACCGGCTCGAGGCCCGCAGCGACCATCAGCGCGGCGAACTCGTTGGTGTACTTCTCGACCACCTTGGAACGCTCGAAATCGTTCGTGGCGGCCTTCATTTCCTCGAGGTATGTCATGGGCACTCTTCCTTTCTGTTAGCTGAACGATTGATCTTCCTGCTGCCAAGCGCGAATACCGACCTCCTCCGGGTCGAACTTGATACCGCCACGGGCGAGCGATACCGCCTTCTGTGCTTGAAAGGCTACCAGCTCGGCGGGCACCTTGTCGTCGATGATCGCCTGGCACAAGAGCTTGATGTCCACCAGCTCGGCCTTCCAGGTCTTGCGCCCCACCGTTTTGCCGAAGCTCCCTCGAGCGACGTTCGACGGCGCGGGCGGTGCGACCTCCTTGATTGCCGGTTCTTCTGGCGGGGCCTGGCCCGCCGCCTCGGCCTCTTTGGCGGCCCGTCGCCGCTCGGCCTCCTCGGCTGCGATGCGCTTCTTCTCGGCCTCGGCCGCCCGGATCTGCTCGAGCTTCCAGTCTGCGACCCTCCGCTTGAGATGATCGAGGGCGTTGTCCAGAGACTTGAGGATCGGGTTGTAGGTGTCCTGGATCTTGGTGAGCGCCTGGCGGTGCTCTTCGCCCTCGGCCTTTCTCACGGCGTCGATTTCCCTTCGGAGATCGCTGATCGCCTTCCCGAGATCGGCCACCTGGCCCTCGTTGGCCTCGCTCACCTTCGCAACCATGCCCGCGGCGTTGCAGAAGTCGAGCGCCTCACCTTCATAGTTTCGTTGCGGTGCTCCCATGTTCACTCTCCTCTCTCGGTCTTGATCGACCAGTAGTGACGCCCGCCACGGGTTTCCAGCTCCACCGTGTAGGTATCGGTTATCAGAACTCGAGACGTTCCATCTTCCGGCCAGGCGTCCGTCTCGTCGAGCATCTTCTTCACCGCAGTCCTCGAGGACTGGTATGCCTTGCCGTTCTCCTCGAGCGTGTCCACCTCTCCGAGCATCGTGTCCAGATGATCGCTGCTCATCTTGATCGCGTCACCGAGGCCGGTGAGGCTCGCCGCGGTCGGGCAGATATGCGCCCAATCGCAGCGGGCGCAGTAGAGAGGATCGTAAGTCAGCGCCGGGGCCTGGCGGTTGAGGGTGAGGTATCCGTTGACGCGAGCGATGCGCCGATAGGCCACCGCAAGATGCTCGTTGAACTCTTCCAGCTCGAGGACGATGAATTTCGGTTGCCCGGTGAGCTTGTTGATGAGCGCGAACAGGCCGATGTCGTCCTCGGCCTCGTGAACGTAGAACGCGAGCTGATGCGGCCACTTCCGCATCCACGGGCGCGAGCTGGCGAGCATGTCCTCGATCGAGTTGACGCTCGACCAGGCGGCATCGTTCAGTCCCTTGATCTCGGCCAGGACCCCATGCCGCCGTTTCAGGGCTTCCGGTGCCAGGTCGTCGGCCTTGCGAATCCTGCCGTCACAGCGGCCCCGGATGTTTAGGTCCTCGTTGACGTAGAGGCGCTGTTCCTCGAGGATCTCGAACCCGGCAGCGCGGAGGCGGTCTTTCGCATACGCCTCATAGTGGTTGCCGAGATCGAAGATGCACATAAGGGCCTCGTCGGGCGTGGTCGCGTCCTGCCACCTCGCCCGCGTGGCCCACAGATAGAAGAGGCACGGGTGGCCGATGTTCGACGCCCAGGTGCCGCGTGGCTCCTCTGGCGCCCATCGTTCCTCCTCGAGCCTTTTGATCCACGACTCGCGGAGGTATTCAGCCAGAGACATCGGGCACCAGCTCTTCCGTGACGCCGATCAAGTCGAGGTTCGAGATCAACCGCCTGGCGCTCGGGTTGTCCTCGAGCAACCAGCGATAGCTCCCGTCCTTGTTCCACCAGGCCCCCGCCGCCTTGAGTGCGCTTTTCTTCTGCTCGAACCCTTCCATGTCCTTGTCGAGCTTCACGGCCAGAGTCGGGCGTTCGATCTTGAAGTCCTCGGCGGCCTGTTGCTGCTTCCGCGCCCCGGCGTACTTGTTGTCCTGGAACCCGATCGCCTTGTTCTTGATCCAGGCCACGTCAAGGCCCGCCACCTCGAGCCATCCCCATTCCGGTTGCTCGAGGCCGATCGCCTTCCGAATCGCGCCGCCCGCCCAATTGGTCGCCGCGGCCTTGACCACATCGCCAGGGCACGGCTCGATTTTGCCGCCCTTGGTGAAGAACCCCTCGTTCGAGAACCGAGCACCTGTGACCTGGTGCCACAGCGGCGAGAACATCAGGCATCGCGCCCGACCGTGGAAGTAGGCACCCCAAAACTCTTTTTGTGTGCCCTGGTTGTAGATGATGATTTCCGGGGTTTCGGAGCGTTGGAGATCGACGCGCATCGGGTCGCGCAGTTTCAGGGCTCCCGCGCCAGTGAGATACGGCGAAACGTCCTCGGGAGCGTCAGAGTCGCGCTTGTGAACGGTCCAGTCGTACCTGGTAGTCAGTGAGATCGCGTGAATCCGAAGATCCTGGATCATGTTGATTTTCTCTTTGACCAGCTCGTGCGCCTTGCGGAGTTGGTCGAGGGTGGGCAGATCGGAGATCCCGCCCTTGATGCCGACCTCGCGGAGCTTGATCGGCCCGGCCGGCACTATCCCCGAAGGCGTGTCGATGATGACCTCTGCCTCTTCGGGTTCCGGCTCGGCCTCGAGTCGTTCGAGGTCCACGTAGTCGTGGTCCTCCTGGATTTCGGGTTGTGCCATTTCATTCCTCCTTTCGTGTTTGGTTGACAGCGACCAGCGCGAGCGGCGCGGGACCTGGCTTCTTCGAGCGTCGAGGGGAGAGCGTGAACTCTGCTCCACGCTGCCGGACGACCTCGCGCATGATCGCCTGGCAGAGCCGCTCGGTTCGGTTGAGAGCCTTCGCCAGCTCTTTTGCGGTCACGCCCCCGTGGCGAATCGCCAGGGCCGCCGCCATCGTCCCGTGCTTCTTGGAAAATCTCATAGGCACCTCCTTTCGAGTTTTGGTTCGCAATTCTACCACGCGGTTCGCAATTAAAAAAGAGCCCCCCGCAGGAGGCTCAGAAAGGAGGTTCCCGTGGTGGGATGGCACACCCACCCGGTCGCCAGAAATGAGTATATCAGTCGTTGTCGGGGATGCCGAACGCCTCGCGCACCTTCTTGCAGATCGGCAGCACGATCGCGTCATCGAGCGTGGTGCCCGACTTCTCGACAGCGTTCTCGACGAAGTCGAGCAACGTGTCCGCGAACTCTTTGAGCTGATCTTCGCTCAGGAAGGTGAGCACCGCCTTCAAAAGCAACTCGATCAATGTCTGTTTCATCGCTTCCTCCTATTCACGAGCCACCCTGCAAATTTGAGAAGTCTCTCGATCCTTCTCTGAGTGGCCTCTTTCATTCGCGTCATGTAGCGGGGCCTCACCTGCCGGTTGTAGTGCCGCTCGAACGCCTCGCGGTACTCCTCGATCGTCAGGCGCTCATTCAATCTTCTTCGCGCTTTCCGTTCACACATCGCTCGATCTCTCCAGTTGTCGGCTCGCACCAACAGTCCATGAGCGGCGTTTCAGGAAACTCCGGGTCGTCGATCCACTTCGAGTACCAGCGAATCCGGTTGGCGTGGGGTTGCATGTTCTTGGCCTCGAAGCGGAGCACGTCGGCCACGTCGGCCCACGGGATGATCTGCTCGTTCGAGACTGTCTCGCTTGAGTAATTCACGACGATGCGGACGATCGTTTCCTCTCGAGCACCGACCACGAAAAGCGAGCGAACCATCGGCGTACACTCGGACGCCTCGATGTAGCAGGGCGTTCCCCACGGGGTTTCGGTCGGCCCGCACTCCTCGTTACCTTCTTGGGCCGCAGCGACGCTACACAGACAGGCCACCGCCAGCAACGTCAGGGTCAGGAATCGTTTCATTTGAACCTCCTTTCAGTATCGCGGGGTCGATAAACACCTCGCAATGTACATGATTCTTCATGTGCCTGGAATAGCGGCGCGAGATGTTCTGTGCCAGGCCCACGATGTCGCCTGCGGTGACGAAGTCGCCTTCTGCCACCTGGGGAGACACGTAGAGGAGGCGCACGATAGCCTTTTTGTTGTGGGTGATGATCTCGATGAGACGATAGCTGAGATCGTCGTCGTAACAGTGGCCGATGCGCTTGACTCTGCCGGTGACTGGCGACGGCACAGGCTCATCGACAAAGAACTCGTAGTCGATGCCGTAGTGAGGCCGAAGGCCCCTCGAGGCTGCGAACTTCCCATCGCCCTCGCTGTCCGATCGGACCTTGCGGCCCGTCATATCAAACGACACTTCATCCAGGGCTCGGCTCGTCAATGAAACGGCTTCGTTTCCCCTTGGCATCGTCGTCTCCCTTCTTCTCTCCTGCTGGCGGCCTGGAAGCAATCCTTTCAAGAACGCGCAAAGACTTCTGCTGGAGGGTGACGGATTCCGATGTCTTGTCGATGATCTTTTGGAGTAGGGCATCTTGCATTTGACTCCTCTTCCATTGTTCGACGCCGTCAATCGGCCCGCTTCTCTTTTCGATGAGAGCCACCTCGGCCTCGAGGCGCTCGATCGTTTGATTGAGCGAGTGGATTCTATTCGGACAGTCGACAACGATTTTCTCCGATGACAGCTTTTGACCCGGCCATATCCGTTTCAGGAACTCGAAGAGCCCAAGGACCACACCGAACATCAGCGCGGCCGCGCCCGCTGTACCGGGGTCGATCCCCGATCCTTCTATCATTGCGTACTCCCTCCATAGACTTTCTCATACCAACGGATGCCCTCCTTGATCTCTTCGACCTCCTCGGGCGTCAGGGATTTGACGAACGCCTCTTTCTTGGCTTTCGACATCGACCCGAGCGGGTGCTGCCTGGCGATGCTCTGTGCGTATCCCTCGGCCTTCCCTCCAAGCTCAACGTACTTCTTCAACCAGGCGTCGGCGGCCTCTTGGTCGCCCCACATGAGAGCCTTCCGGTGGTAGTAAAGCGCATTGCCCCTTTCTGTGGGCGTGATTGACGGCATCTCGTCACCGAACTTCTTCTGCCACTTCACGACCAGGTCGCGGGCGTGCCAGTAGGCGGCCTCGCCGGGGTCGGTGCGGTAGAAGAGAACGGCGTCCATCAGATCGGTCAGGTTGCCGAGCGGCCCCGGAGCCTCAGACTTCGGGCGTTTCGGTATCGGCTTGCTCGTCAGTCGAGACACCTTTCGCACCAGCCAGTCCATCGACACGGTGCGAGCCAGGTGCTCCATGCGGTTCCTGATCGGGCGCGTCCGCAGTTTCCAGGATTTGCCCTCCTCGAAGAAGCTCGGGAATGAACCGCGCCCGAGCACCAGCTCGAAGGTGGTTTTCGAGAACGGCTCCCACGACTGGATGAGGCGGTTGATCGGCGCTTTCCCGGCCTCGCTGATGATGTCGAGCGCGTCCTTTTTGCCCTTCACCCAATCCGCGATGTCCTGTGGGTAATCCTCGAGGCCGAACCACTCGAGCGCATCGGCCAGCGCCCCCTCGAACCTTACCGACCGGATCGTGCCGTCCGCACGGTGGCCGAGAATGAGGTGGAGCTGGCGACGGTTCTTGTTGATCTTCTTGTCCTCGTCCGGGAACATCAGGCGATTCCACAGCGCCACCGCGCCGTAGAGGATGTTGACCTTGAGCGCGAAGAGCGCCGCCTTCTTGGCGACCGCCCCGGCTCCGACCAAACCGCCTCGAGCGCGGCCCCCGCCGCGGCCCTCGTGCGGGAGGTTCTTCATCAAGCGCACATAGCGCGGCGCGTTGATCTCGAGCCAGGAGTAAAACGGCAAAAGGTGACTGCGGAGCCATTGGCCGGCGGCTGAGATGTTGCCGTAGTCGCCCACCAGCTCGCGGGCGAGCTTCGCCGCCCTCTCGTTCACGTCCTCGATCGCATCTATCTGCATCCGATTCGAGGCCGCATACACCTTGTCGCCCGCCGCAACACGCTCCTGGAAGTAGCGATAGGCGGCCAGGCGCAGGATGTTCTCGCGCCAGGTGGTGAGGTTCTTGATGCCGTGCCAGTACCCCTCTGCCGCCTTTTGGAAGGCGTTCGGGTTGTTGGTGTCGACCAGGGCCCGGAACGCGCCCGTCCTTTTGATGTCGGGAATCTCGTAGATGGTGAGGCCGGAATCGACCACACCGAGCTTCATGGCGTCCTGAATCTCCTTCGACACCGTGCGGCCCGCCCGGCCCTGGACCTGGTATTTCCAGAGATCGTCGGCGGCCTTTGCGAAGCCCTTCAATATCCGGGGGTCGTAGGCGAGCACGATGTCCAGGTCGCCGCTCATGTTGTTGAAGTTGTATTTGACGGCTCGCAGCGGGTTCAGGAGGACCCACTGTTTCCAGCTCGAGAGCAACCACCTCGCAACGTCCTCGACCTGGCCCTCGTCTCGAGGCCCCCAATTGTCGAGAGTCGCGGCCAGGCCCTCGGGGATGACCCACGTTTCTCGCGGGCCGCCGACGATGAGCATGTCGCGCACGTCCTCTTCCTGGAGGAGCTTTTCGCCAGCGAGGACCTGGTCGAGCACCTTGTCGCTGATCGTGTGGCCGAAGAAGAAGTGATGCCCTTCCTGCGGTTGCCAGGTGGTGACTCCGGGGATGTCCTTCGCCAGCGTCCTCCAGGTGGCATACCGGCGTCCGAGGGTGCCTTTGATGAACTGCTCGCGCTCTCTGATGTTCTTGAAGATCGACAGCGCCATGATCGGGCCTGGGTTCTCCTCGATGTCGGCGTCGGGTTGCGCGGCCAGCTCCGAAAGGAAGTGGAACCACTGAGGATGATCGAAGATGAACGTGCCGCCGCCCTCGCCCTCGGATTCCTCCTCAGACCACGCGAGGTAGGCGTCTGCAAGCTCTTCGGTGAGATGCTCCCACCCCGGAACGAAGAGGCTGCGCTCGGCGGCCAGCTTGCCGAGGCGCTGTGTTGCTATGGCGATCCTCGAGCGGTAGTACCAGGTCGGGTGCTGCATCGGCTCCAGCTCCCAATGCTCGAGCGCCTCCGACCACGACAGGCCGAGGTCCTCGGCCCACTTCTGCTCGGCCAGGAGGTTGTTACGCTGCTTCGCCTGCTGTTTCAGCTCGGGCACGATGTCGTGAATCTCTTTCAGGCGCTCGAGGGTTTCGACCTTGGCGATCTGCGCCATCGCCTGAGCGAGATACTCGAACTCGGCCTCGTGATACGCCAGGTTGAAGTCGGAGCCGCCAGCACGTTTGCGCTGGAAGCTCTTTTTCCGCATGTGGACATCGACGCCCGCCGTGGCTCCGAGCGGGAACTGCGTTTTCGCGTTCAGGTGCTCGAGGACCTGGCGGTGGTAGTAGCGCGGATCGGACAGCACCTCTGGCCGCAGAATCCCGAGGTTAACGAGCTTCCGGGTGAGCTGCCTCTGGAGCGTCTGACGGCGCTGGACAGCGGCGAGCACGTCGGGGTTGTTCTCTACCAGGCCGCGAATCCTCGCATAGTCGGCCTCAATGTCGCGTTCCGGGTCGTAGGCTTCACCGAGCGATCGGTGGGAGTATCCGAACGGAAGCTCGGAGCGACCCTCGTACAGACCGTCCTCAACGTCCTTGATGATGTCTCCGAGCGCCAGGTAGTCGGTGAAGAGGATCATGCGCTCAGTGTCGAGGCCTTCGGTGATGTTGCGGATCATGTCGTAGGCGACCGCCCGCCCGAACTGCGGAGCGGCCCGGTACTGGCGCAGGATGTCGGTCGTGACCGCCATCGTGGCCGATTCGTCCGGGTTCAGATACTCGAATGAGCTGCGAAACGACCGCTTCAAATCGTTGGCCGCCTTGAGTGCTTTCTCCCTCGTCGTCTCTTCGATCGCCCCCCGCCTGGCTGCCGCTTTGCGTTCCTCGATTCCTGGGATCTGATGGCGCAACTCTGGCGGCACGAAGATCGGATCGAGCCTTGGAGCTCTACGTGCAGTAAACGGCTCGGCCAGGCGCGAAATGAGGCCGCCGAGCGGGTCGATCATGGCGTAGAAGTCGGTGGTGTTGTCGGTGAGATCGCCGTCGTCGTCGACGCCGCGCTCCCTCGGATTGGAAACGTCTGTGATGGTTTGCCCGGCGATGACCTTGTCGATGATCTTGGGGCCTTGCGCCGGATCGGTGGGCACGAAGAAACGGTTCTTGTACCCGCTCGGGCGCTCGAGCAACACGCCCATCTTCCGCAGCGGGTCGTTCCAGGCGTAGTCAGGGCCGATGATCTCGACGCGCTCTTCGCCGTGAACCATGCGCCTGGCGAACTTCCACCCATTCGCCAGCTCGACCTCGTAGTTGTCCTTGAGCACCTGGTCGAAAATCTGCTGCGCCGTCAGATCGACCTTCTTTTGGCCTGCCCCGAGCTTCTTGAGGGTCGGCCTCAGCGCGCCTTCGCGGATCATTCGGCCGAGATGGACCCGGCCATCATCTGTTCTGATTCTGCGGATCTCGGTACGCAGGGTGTCCGGGAACCGATCCCATATCGGCAACAGAGCGCCAGTGACCAGGTGGAGATCCTGCTCGTCGAACTCTGGCACCTCTCGAGCTTGGGCGTTCCATGCCGCCTCGGCCTCTTTGCCGGTCAGCTCCTCCCAATTCTTTCCGAGAAATGCGTTCTGTGGGCGCAGGTGGCTCTTTCGATCTGGCCCCATCACGCGGTATTGAGCAAAGACGTTTCCGGTCCTTCTTTCGGTCGCCTGGCGCGAGGCGACAGCCGCCCACACCTTTTTGCTTTTCGCGTTTCTGAAAAATCGCGGGCCGCCCACCAGGCTCGTGACGTTCGGGACCTCGTCAAACGGGATCGCGTTGTTCCGCTTTTTGAAGATGATGTGGACGTAACGGCTCTGCGCCGCGCCCTCGTCGTACACGAGCTGCTCGTCCTCGACTCGAGCGCCATCGTGCAGGATCGTTTCGGTGCCGACATCGTAGGTGCCGCTGGCTTTCGCGTCGGCCACCGCCATCTCGTATTCAGACATGAACCCATCGAAAACGATGTTCTGCTGCTCGAGCGGCAGCGCCAGGACGCGATTCATAAACTTCGGCACGTCCGGCATTGAACCTTCGGCCCGCAGCCCGCCCTCTGGCGTCAGGAGGTTGAGGCCGGTGATGTCCATGAACTCATCCAGGCCGATCGGCGCGTTCGGATCGCGGAGCGATCGGAAATAGGCGTTGAGCGCAGGTTGCGCCCAATCCGTCTCGAGGTTGTCCATCTCGGAGTAAAGCTCCTGACCCGATGCTTCCCTCGAGCCTTTGGTCAGAGCGCCGAGCTGCTGGAGCCGCCTGGCGACGGTGGATACGAACCGCTTCTCGCCCGCGAGGTTCGTCTCGGTGAGAATCCAGACGGGCGGTTGCGCCTGGCCCGAGCGGTGGGTGCGCCCGAGCGCCTGGATAGCCTGGTCGGCCCGCCATCCCGCCTCGAGCACGTAATGACGCCGAAGCGCCTGGTTCTTCGCCTCGAGCGAGGCGTGATAGCTGTGGCCGGTCCCGCCCGCGTCCATCGAGAACACGAGGATCTTCTTTTTTCCAGCCATGAAGGCGTTGCGGTCGGCGGTCGCGTGGCGGGCGCTGCGCTTCTCGATGTGCCACCGTTTCTTGACCTCGTCGTAGACGCGCCGTTTCGAGCGCCCCGTGACCTCGGCCACGTTCTTCGGCCCGAAGTGATTGACGATCTGATCGAGCGGCAGCTCGGGCATCTTCATGCCGCCGAGCTTGTCGAGGAGCGCGTCTCGCAGCGCCACGGCCTCGGGGTCGAGCACCGCCTGGCCGGTGTCGGGGTCGAGCACCTCGCGGGTCTGCGTGTTGCCCTCCTCGTCCTCATACTCCTCGTACTTCTTCACGGGGAACGCAGACTCGAGGTAGTGCATCACAATGCCCATCGAGTCGATCTCGATGTCCTGGATCTCGTCCTGGCTGAGATTCTGCGCGAGCGCCCGATCGAGCGCGGCCTCGCCCGTGTGCTTCACCTGGATCACTGGAGAATGACCGGCCTCGAGGTCCCGCTCCATCGCCTTGATGATGGTCGGGGCCTTCAACGAGGCCAGGAACGTATTGAAGAATCGCTGCTGATCGCCGTAGAACCTGGATTTTGCGCTTCGGGCCGCCTGGCTCGTGCGCTGATTTCCGTACTCGTCCTCTGTCACCTGGCCGGTGGCGAGAAGCGCCTTCTCGACGTTGTTGAAGATGATGCGCCACGCCTCGGCCACGGTGTCGTACATCTGCCGTTGCTCGGCGGTCAGCTCGTGGGTGAGGCGTTCGTACTCCACGTCGAGCACGAGGTTGCGGGCGATGTAGAGGCCGAGCCTCTTCATGTCCTGGGCGACGATCTCCATAGCGGAGAGGCCGCCTTTCACCATCTCGTTGACGAAGTCCTCCCTCGAGGCGAACGGTGTGCCAGGACCCCACAGGCCGAGTCGAGCACCGAAGGCCAGGTTGCGGATCTCGGTCGCGCCGGTTGCGGAGGCGTAGAGCACTCGAGCGTCCGGTACGGCGTTCTGGAGCTTCCACCCCGCCATGCCGCGTTTCGATGGCGGCCTGGTGCCGATGTTCATGCGCTCGGCCATCGAGTTGCCCATGAGGTGAGCTTCGTCAAACGCGATCACGCCGTCGAAGTCCTCACCGAGCCACTCGAGCACCTGGTCGAGCCGTGACACGTCGTTTTCGTCGCCCTTGCCCTGCCGGTTGCTCACCAGCGTCGCGTAGGTGAGGTAGAGGATTCCTTCCTTCCGTTTGATCTCCTCACCGAGCTTTGGCACCTTGAACATCGCGCTCGTGGGGAACCCCATCGAGCCAAGCTCTTCACGGAAGTCGTCCCACAGCTTCGAGTCGGGCGAGAGCACCACCGCCTTCTTCCGGCCCTGGTGCCAGTTGTCGAGGATGACGCCGCCGATCACGCGGGTTTTGCCGACGCCAGTACCGTCACCGACAAAGAAGCCTTTTCGGGTTTCGCCATCCGGGAGCATTTCGGAGTGAGCCGCCCCGGCATAGACGATCGGCTCGAGCTGCGCCTCGGAGATCGCGCCGGACTCGATGACCTTCTTCGGAATGGCGAGCGCATACTCGACCTCCGGGAGATCAATCGAACCCATGATGAGCGACTCGGAAAGCGGTGTTGGGTGAGGTTTCGATCCGCGTACCGTGAGCGTTGGAGTGAACGGCGAGAAGATGTCGCCCTGGTCCTGCTCTTTCGGATCACCGATCTTGTCGAGGCGATCGACCCTTAGAGACTCATCCCCGCGGTCTTGTACCCGTTGTCCTGTTGAATCAGGCCGTCGTGCAGTTCCTCGGCCAGCGCGCTCGCCAGCTCCACCGGGCTCGCCTGGTTCAGTTCCCTCGACGACATCGGTATCTCCCACGGCGGTCTCGTCGACAGTTGCAGGACGCTGAACACCTCCTGCGGACTCTTCGCCTCCAGTAGCAGGAGATACTCCAGTAGGAGATCCTTCCGTTCCGGCATCGGTCCCTCCCACTCGTCCTGGAGGAGTAGCAGCAACGTCAACATCGACAGTTGGTTCTTCGGCCTCGGCTGCCCCAACTTCTTCAACGCCCGCGCCGACGCCTTCTCCAGCGGGTGATTCCGGTACTTGAGTGGGATGCCGCCGTTCATTTCTGACCTCCCTTAGAATATCGGTCAGTTCTTCGAGATTCGCAACCTCTTTCGACACTGGAGACTTACCGATGAGGACCTGTTGCCCTTCCGGCAGCTTGTCGATGATGAGGATGCGGGTGTGGAAATTCGTGCCGTGGGTGGCGTAGACGCTGCCCGGAACGCGCACATTCGCTTTCAGGTCGCCCCCGGCCTCTTTGATCTTCTTGAAGTCGGCCCGGTAGCCTGGGGATTCATGGTGCGCCCCACCGTTCGGCCCGGCGTTGCCGAGGCCGCCACCGACGATCGCCACCACGCGCCCGTTTTCCGGCAGGAGCTTCACGGCCTGGAGCACATGCCGCATCCCGACGTGAATCTGGCGCTTGCCCTTCTTTTTCACGTCCCTCGAGAACGGAGGATTCATCACCACCACGGTCGGGTTCTCCCCGGCCTTGGACATGAACGCCTGGAGGTGGTCGGCGTCGTAGGGATAAACGGCGTCCACGTCGCGGATCGCGCCGAGGAGTGTTCGCCTTCCCGCGTCGATCTCGTTTCCGATGACCCTGGCGGGGTTGTAGGCGAAGGCTTGAGCGATGATGTTGCCGGTGCCGGCCGATGGCTCGAGCACGATGTCGTTCTCCGAGATGTTCGCCAACCAGGCAACGACCGCCGCATAGCTCGGCGGGGTCGAAAACTGCTGGAGATCGGATCGCTTCTCAGACCTGGCCGGTTGTTTCGGCAGCTTCTTGGTTTTCTCGTCGAGGCGGCGAACGACCTTGCTCAAGTCGGCGGCGCTTTCGATTCCTGCAAACCTCGCCCCGGCGTTGTTGAAGGCCGCCTCGAGCACGTCGTAAACGTCCGACTCCTGGTAGGCCACCTCGGCCCTGGTCCCGCCGTAAACCTCGTCAGCGATCTCGAATATCCGCTCGCTCGTCAACGGGCGCAGCGGCTCCCCGGTTGCTCCAAGCTCGTCCTGAAGCCGTTTCATCAGCTCGATGTCCTGTGCCTCGCGCCCTGATGGGGCTGGCGCAGGCTCCGCAGGGGCCTCCTCTGCGGGTTCGCTAATCTCCGGGGTTTCCACCGCCTCGGCCTCTGGCGCAGTCTCAGCGGCTTCTGTGGGCGCTCCGACAGTTTCTTCGATGGCGTCGACCACCTTCTCCAGAAGCTCGAGGTAGGCAGCTCGGACAGCTTTCGGCGGCTTTTCCTTGCGCTCGAGGAGTGAGAACCAGTTGTTGATCTTGCTGCGGATCTCCTCGAGCTTTTGCCGGTTGCCTATGGCGTCCGCGATTTGCTTCTCGAAGTTGGCAACGGCCGGTGGCAACGTAACGCCCTCGGTGGCCTTTTTCCGCGCCTCGCGTTCCTCGCGCCGCGTGATGACCGCATGAGCCGCTGCCGATGAGTCTCGTATTTCTCGTGCCAGCTCGAGGTCGATCTTTCGGCCCTTGTAGCGTTTTTCGATGACCGCGTCCTCGGGGATCGTGTCGCCGCCGTAGAAATAGCGAGCGGCGTCCACCATGTCTTGCAGATTCTTGTCGTAGGCGTTGTAAAACGGCGTGTCCTCGATTTCGTAGTCGCGCTTGTACGGTGGCTCTTTCGCTTTCTTCTTGCCTTTTATCGAGTCGGGCAGCTTCGCTTGTGCTCGAGCCTTTTGCAGTCGTTTCGTGAGATCGCCGTATCGCCCTTGTGCGCCCTCCTTGGCCGTGCCCTCTTCTACCCTGTCCCACCAGTCGTTGATCGCCTTGAGGAGCTGATCGAACGCCACCAGGTCGCTCGGGCGCTTCTCCACCTGGGCGATGACGCGGTCGAGGGCACCGTCCCACCGATCAAGCTCATCGGTGATTTTGAGGAGATCGGCCCCTGCCGGTGACAGCTCAGGCTCTTCTGCCGCCTCGGCCTTTTTGTAGTGACCGAAAACAGTCGTGAGGATCTTCTCAATCGCGGTGTCCTTCGACCAGGCGTTTGGACCCGCGCCGCCTTTTTCGGTCGTGACGTTCCCTTCGGCCTCGCGGTAAAACCACCCGTTCGGCCCCTCGTGGATCGAAAACGTGCGGCCGAGCGCCGTCGTAGTCGAACCATTCTCTTCGAGCTGGCGTCTCATGCCCTCGGGCGTTTTCGCTTCCTCGACGGCCCGCGAATCGGGATGGGCCTTCATCGGTGGCCGGTCGTGCCGCAGCCGCTTGAGGTTCATCCGAGCTTGAAGGTTGGGCTCGAGATCGTAAAGCAGTTTGTCCTCGCGCCGCTCGTAAGCAAGCTCGACCTGTTTCTGCGTCCAGACATCGGCCTCCCGCGCCTCGTCCCTGATCGCATCCAGGTCCTCGAGGGTTTCTGCCTGGCTCATTCGCTTGGCGATCTCAGCGCCCGTGACCTTCTTTTTCGCCGTCTCCTTCACGCGCTCGAGGAACGGGAGCGGCTTGTTCGCCCTGGCCTCCTTGCCCTCGTAGGCGTCTCGAGCGATTTGGATGATCTTGCGTTCTCCGAGCTGCTGGAGGAGGTCACCGACCGTCGTGCCGATGTCGCTTTCGAGCTGGCCCTCCTTAGTGTTGCGTTTCACCGCATCATCGAAAAGGATCTGGTAGACCTCCTCGACGAACTCCTCGCGCTCATCCTCGTCGCGGAGAATCTCATCCTCTCGACCGACGATCGCATCGGCCCACAGGCGCGTGAGCGTGTTCGTGGCCTCCTCGGTCGGTCTGTAGGTGGCGTTTGGCCCGGCAACGAATCCGCGCTCTCTGGCCGGTGCGGCCTTCTCTGCCTCGCCAGGCACAGCGATGTTGAACGCACGTCGTATCGCATCGACGAGCTTCTTTCCTTTAATTGTGAACTCAACGTCGTCAGGTCCGCGAACCGAAATCGAAACAGACTTGCCGGAACCTCGGTGGTCCGCGAAGTAGCCCTCTGGCCCGCCAGCTCGCACGATGTTGGTACCGCCGTAGCCTGTGATGCCGGTCCCATATCCCTTGGCGGCGTACTCGGCTATCTCGGCGTTTGTGCGGGGGGTCTTGGCCCACTCCTCGATTTTCTCTGTTTGGTTTTGAACCAGCGAGAACATCGAGCGAACGGCGTAGACCTCGAGCTGCTCCCGTGACGGTGCCTCTACTTCTTCTTCTGCCTCGGCTTCACGCGCACCTTCATCTTCCCGTTCGGGTTCAGCTTCTTCATCCGGTTCAGCCACTCCAGCGTCGTCTCGCCCGGTTGTTGGTTCAGGCTCGACGCCCCGAGCTTCGGCCGCCGCTTCGCGCCGCGCCCCTTTGCCCTCTTTGTCCCGGTAGAGCGCCGCGTCAGCTTCTTCAAGAGTGTTGCCAATGCCATAGGAGGCTCCAATATACCCGGTCGCCGTCGAACCGTCCTCGTTTTCTACCTCGATTTCGATGTTTTCGATCTCGTTGCGAATGAACTCGGCCAAATCCTCGAGCACCCCGACTTGGTTCGTGCCCAAGACGGCGAACTCATCACCGCCGCGTCGGAATCCCTCGAAGCCATCGGCTCTGTCGAGCGCCTCCGAAATGATCTCCCCGACCTGGCGCAACGCCTCGTCGCCCGCGGCGTGGCCTAGACTGTCATTCAGCTCCTTGAAGTCGTCCAGGTCGAGATACAGGTGCCGAGAGCCTGTCGGTGCCTCGTCGACGGCCCGTTGGTGCGCTCCCTGGTTTCGCAGTCCGGTCAGTGTGTCCGTCTCGCCGCGCCGCTGAATCTCCTCTGCGAACGCTTCGGCCTCGTCCATGCGGCCAGAGCGCATGAGCTGTTTCAGCCTGGCGGCCTCGTCTCCTCGGATGCCAGGCGGGATTGTAGGGCGGCCGGGTTTCCGGCGATCGGTAGGTTTTTCCTCGCTCTTGGTTTTGAGGACGGCATCACCATGCGAGAGATCCACCGCGTCGAGGCCGGTCCCGGCCTTAGCTGTGTCAGAGACGGGTTCCTTGAGCTGGACGCGACCGAGCGCCTCCTCTCGTGTCAGGAACTCGCCTGTGTTGTGGTCATAGAACCCAAGCTCCACATCCTCATCGACGGGAGCCTGGTGAATAGCCCCGGTTCTCACCACCTCGCCCGTGTCCTGGAACCTGTGAGCCGCCTCGAGGCCGGTCGGTCCCGGCTCGAACTCTGGCGCGGCCTCTTCTTCCTCCTCGAGCGGAAACGCCTTTTCTGCGGCCTGGGCCGCTTCCTCGAAGGTGTCGAACTCCCCGATGATCTCGCCTTGATTGGTGGTTGCGGCGAACCTGTTCGGTTTGCCGTCGATCTCCACCTCGACGATAGCCGCTTTCCCATCATCGAGGAACGCCTCCGGTTCGCCGGGCATCGCGCCAGGATCGGCGGTCCACCTCGGGCCTGGAGGCCGACGCGGAAGGGCCTCACCACTCGGCTCTACCTCGGCCGGTTCCGTGGGCGGCATCTCCTCGATCGGCGGCACGGTCGGCCCGCCTGTGACCTCTGGCGATGATCCGAGCGGTGGCACCTGGCGCTGCTCGAGCGTCGAGCGAATGATGTCCTGGATGCCTCGAGCGGGGATCTGCGGCGCGGCCATCTCTCGGGCGATCGCCTGTTGCCTTTGAAGCTCGAGGAATTTCTGCCTCACGACCTCTTGAGACAACACGCGGGGGTCCGCGACCATGTCGCCACCACCGAAGGCCCCCATGATCGGCGCGATGACTCCTGCCGCCGCTGCTGCACCAATGGCCTCGGGCTGCGTCTGTTTGATGACGCGCATCCCCTCTTCCCAATCGCTCGCGGTGAACTTTGCCCGGTTGGCCGCTGCGAACTCTGTGGCGAGGGCCTCGACGATCTCCTGCGCGTACTCGGTGGGCATCTCCTGGCCCATTTGTGTGCCGATCGACTTCATGCGGTTGCCGACCCACCTCACGGCATCGTCGCCCATTGAGGTGCGGCGCAACCACGACATGATCGGCGCGGCCTCGAGGGCGCCAGCGACCACGCCGCCGGTCACAGCGGTATACGGGTCGACCTGGCCCTCGTCGGCCATCTGCTGCTGCGCGATGATCCCGGTCTCCATCGCCATCGCGGTGGGCGCGACGGCTCCGGGTCCTGCAATCGTTCCGGTTCCCACCAGGCCCAAGATGATGGGGGCCTGTTCACCGAACACGTTGACGACCCACGAGGTCATGTCCTCGGGCGTTTTGATGTCGAACACCGATCGCGGTCCCTCGAGCGGCACGGTGCTCGCCACATCGGCGGCCCGTTGTGACGCTTCGTAGAACTGCTGCGCTGCCGGGTCGAAGCTCGGGTGGAGATCGGCCAGCACACCAGCGGCGGCAGGAACGAAGCCGCCAGCTCGAGCGAACCCTGCCTCGAGCGCACGAGCGGCGGGAGCGCGATCGCCAGCGGCGAGGTCCTCGTAGCCAGAGGCCGCCATTTGCAGACCGCGGCTCGGGGCCGAGATGATGTCCCCGAGCTTCTGAGCGTAGGCTGCCGGGTCCGCGATCGCCTCGGTGATCTGATCCCACGTCAGGGATTTCGCCAGGTGGCCGAGGTACTCGTCGGGCTTCTCGAAGAAACCGCCGAGGGTTGGCGCGGGAGCGGGGGTGACGCCCGATTTCGCCCGATCGAGTCCGGTGAGTGCCCCTTGCGCCGCTGTGACGCGACCGAACTCCGAAACGGGCGGCACCACCCGCTGCCCACTCACTTCTTCCGTATATTTGTCGATCGCCTGCTGGATGACATGATCGGGCGTACCCTTCTCAAACTCGAGGATGTCCACGGTCCCATCGGGCCGAACGTATTCGATCTCCTCGAACTCCCGGTTGAGCGGAGAGCTTGGCAGGCGTGGTTCGGGCATGGTTTCGCCTATTCCCACTGACCAGTCGCGGCGTTGTACCTACGCCTGGTCGGCGTCGGTGTCGGTGCGGGCGTTGGTGACGTTGGTGTGTGCGAGACGGCAGCGTTACCGAGCGACGGGTTCGCGGTCTGCCCGGTGACGCCGCTCTCGAGCATCGACATGAGCGAGGACTGCATTTGCCGGAAGCTCGTGAGCTTCTCCTGGATCGCTACCGCCTGGCCCTCGTCCGCGAACTTGGCCTGGAGCTCCAGGTCGCCCAATGTGCTGTTGACCGAGTCGAGGAGTTGCGCCACCTCTTTCACATCGAGCTTCTGGCCCTGCTCGTACTGCGCCTTGAAAATCTCGTGCTTCTCTTCGGCCATCTCGAGCGCCCGCTGCGATCTGGCGTTGTCGGTCGCCATGTTCGCCGCTGCTCGAGCGTCGGCGCGTTCGGCTCTTTCTGAGGCAGTCTCTTGTAGCTCGAGGCCCCGGTCGGCCCTTTCCGCGCCTCTGCGAGCCAGGCCGAGCTGCTCCTCGGCTCTCGCATCACTTTTTGACCGCCAACTCTGTGTGTCCTCGTAACGCTCGGCGTCGAGGGTCTTGCTTTCCTCGTAACGCTCCTCCGAGGTTTCGCGGGCCTCCTCCCGTGCTCTGATCTGTTCCATCTGCATCGGCGTGATCGCGCCCGCTGCCGCCATCCTGGCGAGGTACTCGTCTCGCGTCATGGCCTTTTTCTCTGCCGGTGCGGCCTTTTTCGAGAGGAGGGTCGAAATCTTGTTCGGTGACAGCTCCGCGCCCGCTGTCATCGACGGTTCGGGCTTGCCGTAGGTTTCGGCCAGCGATCGGCCACCGCCGCCGAGGCCGAGTCCAGGCGTCTCTCGCCCTTCCTTGAACATCATGTCGGTGCCGAGGGTGAACTTCCCGCCCTCATTGCCGAACGCAGGATCTCCCGCGTTGGCCGGCGTCTCGACCTTCGAGCCTGCCCCGCCCCCGTAGTAGTCGGCCATCAGCTCCGAGAGCTTCTTCTGCCGCCGACCCTCTTTCAACATGCTCCAGGCCCCGAGGCCGGTGCGGACACCGACAGCGGCCAGGGGAGAGCCAGAGGCCAGAACGCCAAGACCGATCGGGACGCCGATGTTTTTCAGTACGTCGAGAGCCTTGCTTCCACCGCCGCCGCCAACCGCGCCGCCAGCTCCCGCTCCAGCTCCACCACCGCCTTGCGCCATCACGCACCCCCCCACAGCTTTTGCGCCCACGCCATGTATTCAGGGCTTTGCCAGGCTGCGCTCTGATTCTTCTGATACCCGGCCATACTCCCGGCCTTCGCCTCTTCCATCGCCTGCCTCTGTGGCGCGGCCATCATGTTGTAGGCGTCCATTCCGTAGCCGACAGGCCCCATGACGCCGCTGGCTTTTTCGCTGCCGCTCTTGAGCCATTCCCAAATCGGGAGACTGCCGCCGCTGCCGGGCTTCTTTTCTCCACCCGCGCCACCGCCGCCTCCACCACCTCCACCGCCCCAACCACCGTAGTAGCTCGAGCCTGGGAGTCTGCCCGAGCCACCGCCCGCGCCGCCGCTCTTCGCGCTGTTTTGATCCTGGTTTCTCGGGGTGACTGTGATCTCATCGTAGAAAGTTGTCATGTCGGCCCCCTAGAACTTGTTCTGCCGGGTGGTCGTGGTCGACCCCATCGTGGCTGGCAACAGCGAGGCCAGCGGCCCGAGGTTGATGCGCTCGGATGCTCCGATGAGTCGTTGCCGCTCGCGTTCCTGGGCGTCCATCTCGGCCTGTGTGATCGCTCGGCCTTCCCTGCCCTGCGCCGATGCCGCCTGGATCGCTGCGAAGCGCCTGGCGTCCGTGTCGCGTCCCTGCTGGCCGAATCCCTGTCCTGCGGCGATGAGCCGATCCGCATCGCCGGATTCGATGTCTAGGCCCTTGAAGATCGTCGGCATGAGATAGGACGCCTTGGCCTTCGCCAGAGCGACATTCTCAGCCGTCCCGGCGTCCTGTCCGGTGAGCGCGGCCTGGTTGAGCACCGAGGGCCGAATCGACTCCTCGAACACGCTCAGGGCCTCCTGGAGCGCGGGCATGTCCTTGAGGCTTTTGCCTGACACGCCCTCGGATGCCTTCGTGTAGGCCGCCGTGGCCTTGAGAGCATCGCCCGATCGTTCACCAGCTCCCGGAATCCGGCCAGCGGCCCAATCCTCGAGGGCCGACGAACCCGCGACCTGGGCGGGGTTCCACGCATACGCGCCTTGATCTGGCCGCCAGGTGGTGTCGGAGCCTTCGGGAATCCACCAATTCGACGGGGTTGCATCGGGCTGCGAGCCAGTGCCGCCAGGCGACACCCTGCGACCGCCGCGCCGCATCCTCGTGGTGCCGTCGCCAGTCAACGACGGATCTGGCAGCGCCGTGGTTTCCTTCGATACGCGAGAACCACTTCGCCGCCGACCGCCACCACCGCCGCCACCGCCGCCACCGCCGCCCCCGGTGCCTCCCGAGCCGCCGCCTCCTCCGAAGAGCGGGAGCTGCGACATCCCACCGAGAGCGTTCTGAACGACCTGGGTGTAGTACGGCTTCCACTCTGCCGGGATCTCGGACGAGGTGGTTGAGGTGCCACCGCCGCCCATCCCGTGACAGGCGAAACGCTCTGCAAGCTGGATCATCTTTCTCATGGGTCAATCCTCCGTGAAAGCACAAGGTTGCGGACATCAAAGCCGCCGTATCGCGGAAGCCGGTAGAGACGAGCGTGGGACTGCGAATAGGCCGAAACGAGGATCTCGTGACACCCGTGGCCCGCTGCCCATTCCTCGATCTCGGCAAATCCCTGTTCGACCAGGTCGCCCCAATGGAACCCGCGATCGAGTGCGAAGAATCCAATCCAGCATTGGCGACGGTTTTCGTAGCCCACGTCGATGCGGGCGATGATGTGGCCGTGAACCTCGGTTTCGTTCACGGCGACGATAAAGAGGTAGCGAGCCACGTCGGGATCGTGGCAGAACGACTCGACCAGGTGCTCACCAAGCTCGCGTCCGTCCGTCTCCGCGTTCGGGTCGGCCTGGCAGGCCGCCGTGACGCGCTCGAGGGCCGGTTCGAGCCACTCTGACGATCCTGGGACCGTCTTGTGGAGCTTTACCATCGTCAACTCGCTCATTCCCAAGCTCCGATCACCTGCATGAGCTGGCGGTAGATTTCGTAAAAGACCTGGTCGATGTTCCCGTAGGTGATCGCTGGAGCCACAGTCACATCGTCAAAGAAGGCGTGGACGCCCCCGCCGGCCCCTACAGGACTCCAGAGGATGACGTGGGTGGCGTTCGCTCCAGGCGTGAACGACGCTGTCACGAGCGTCCAGGTGGCCGCGGTTACGCCCGTCGAGGTGGCCGCGATCGGGCTCGATCCTCCCGAATCATAAATCTGATAGAAGCCCGCGTTGCTGCCGTCGCCCTTTGTCCAGAACTGAACGATGTGGGTGCCCGAAAGGGTTCCGAGGTTCTGACCGACTCGAGAGCGATCGCCCACAGCGGGCGCGCTGAGTTTCACGCTCTGGAAGCCAGAATATCCCTCACGCTCGATGGTGGCCACACCGTTGACGGTGAGAGTTTCGTACCAGCTCACCAGGTCGCCGGTTGCCGATTCCTCGAAGCCTGGATCGCTCACGGTGTTGAGGCCCGAAGCGCCGATGCCGAGGTTCCCGCCCACCAGGCCGTCAATCTCCTCGATGCGCTCGGCCAGCTCCTTGTCGCGGTCTGCGAGCGCCTCGAAAATCTCGCGCTCCCGATCCGTCTCCGGTCGCGGGAGGATGATCTGCGACGACAGGGAGGGATTGTCTACAGTCATCAGTCACCTATCGGGTCGGCAACGACCTGGGTTCCACGCCACTCGACACGCGCCGTGGCATCTCCTGAATAGCGAAGAGAGAACATCGAGCCACGAAGCCGGTGATGCGTCTCGCGCCGGTTGCGTCCGGCAGCGAGGGACAACGTGATGGCTTTCGCAGTCTCGAGGGTCCTGTCCTCTCCGAACTGCGAAGCCCCGAACTGCACGTCGATTTCTTGATCGCTCGCGGTCGGCTCGATGAGATGGTTCGCGTACCGGATGACGGCGGCCTGGCGGGGATCGCCCGCAGGCTTGATCCCGGTTTCGATGTAGTGGGTGATGGCCTCTCCAGCATCATCGTCACCGATCATCTCGTAGAGCTGCCCGTCCTCGTCGACACAGATCATTTGATTCTTGAGCGTTTCAAAAGAGCTGTAGGCTACCGGGTGCTCGGAGTATGCGCCGACCACGTCGGCATAGGCGATGCCTCCGACCAGGCGGGCGAAGATCCCGGCGCTCACTGGAATGTCCCACCGCATCGGCCAGAGCGAGAGATCGCTCATCTTGAGGATGAAACCGCCGTAGAGGTCGTCCGACCCGACCGTGACGTAGTGGACGTGCAGCTCGTCGAGGATCGGATCATAGGCGAGCCAGGATCGGTGTCGCTCGTCCAGGTGCATCGTGTTGCGGACGAAGGCGTGAATACGATCGTCGTTCTGGTCGCGCTGGATGACATTCAGGGCCGAGCCGTTGAAGGCCCGCAGCGTGGCATCTCGAGCGAGGTAGATGTGTCCCATCGGCGTCGGGATACACGCTCGAGCGGCCACAGGACCCTCGATTCCCTTCTCGAAGAGATCGAACCGGAACGGGAACTCGCCGCCAGTCGCGGTGGCGACATAGATCGCGTCATCCATGTAGATGCCGACGCGC